TTCCTGTTGGATGAATCCTCAAACTTACTCCGTCATTATCTGACGAAGCCGCTAGATTAAATGAACGCTCATAAACACTATCAAGTATTTGAAATTTGTCTGTTGCATACTTTAAAGCTAATTTACTTGCCAAACCTGCACATATGCAGTCACTCCAGCGATATGGAACATCTGCATCTTGATTTGATAGTGTCACGTCTTCCAATTGATTAATTGCCCAGTAAACCATGCTGTAAGTAGACTTATTTGGTATCTGCCAAAAATAAATTTGTGGCGTGTACTGCTTGTCGAGCATATACTGACTTGGCTTACCGCTACTGGTTTTATTTGGTAACTGATTGTAATCGGCAATTGAAATACGATTAAGCATTTGATCAGCCGTATCAGTGCCAGAGCTATCTGCTATAACTGCATCAATAATGTCTATCGTTCCTGCTGGCAATGTGTATGGAGTTGTCTGATCTTCTACTAAAGTCAGCGTGTTCTTTGAAACTGTCCAGTAATTTATGCCTCTATTAGCCCACTCAGAAAACAGTAGGTTCAAACTGCGTCTTGCCGATACAGCTTGATCACCTGTCCTCGTCTGTGGATCTATTCCGCACCGCTCGTAGGCTTCCGAAATAATCTCTTCAACGTCTGGTCTAAATGCTACCGTTCCTGAAGTTGCCATATTTAATACTCTTTAATTGCTCTTATCACAATCTGATAAGCATCACCTGCCGCACCAGCCCCTGTTGTCGTAAACTTAATGTCACCAGACCCACTGTCTCCGTATGAACTACTTGTTGGTAGACCTCCAAATCTTGAAAAATCTTGGTATCCTGACTGGCCTTCATCTAAGTGCAGAATAATAACATCCGTATCTGCATCCGCTAAGACCTCAACAGTCATTGCATTTATTACCCACCAACACTCAACAATTCTTACACCAGCACATGTGTCTCCATTTGCACTTTTACCTAGACCAGAGACATCTATTTTAGAAACAGCACTCTCATTACCACCGTCAACGTATTGATATTGAAAAGCGTAAACAACTTCACGAGTGTTCTCTGAAATTTTAGTTGTCGTTGTAATATCTGCCACTTTATTCTCCTAATTTGTAGGTGAGGTTTTACCCCCACCTAGTTAAATTATGCAATTTGAACATACTCAATAATGAATGTGAAAGATCCAGCGGTTGTGGCATCGACTGTATTCGTGATGTTACAATAAATTGTCCGTTCTGCTGAAGTGTATTGAGCAGAAACAGGAGCTGTCGTAGCATCCTGAGTGGTAAGCACTAGAGAAGTCACTGTTACGTTTCCAACTACAACAGTTGTACCACCATCAAGAATTTCATCTGTCTGAGCCGCAACAATTTGTGCGCCTGAACTAGATGTGCCAACCTCATAACCAATGTCGCCAGTTCCAATGACAGGAGCTGTAGCACAAAAGATTTTAATGTTGGTAATGATTGTGTTTGCTGGTTGTGTGAACTCACCAATTGCTGGGCTATCCCCTGCTGTAGTGTTAACAGTAACACCTGTCGCAAAACCAACGTGTTTTACATATTTGTTAGTAACAATACCTGTTGAAGCAATAACTGCGGTATCAGTGTATGCACCTGTCGTAGTATTTTTTGATACTACTTTAAATCCGTTTTCGGAGCGGACCGCTCCTGTAAATGTTGTATTAGCCATGTCAATCTCCTTGTCTTGGCAAATGTCAGCCACAGAATGCGACTGTCAAGGTATCTTTACGATACACCACCTTGTAACAAAAAGAAAGAGGTTAAGTATTCTCAGACTTATTCGCTTGATTTCTCTTTAAGAACTAATCCGAATATAGCACAAACTATACCTGCCCAAGTTAATATTGGCATACTAAGCAAAATGCCTAACCCAACGCCAACAACAGCTGCAGCTCCATAACTTGAAGGCTCTTTTAATCTTCCTTTAATCCAATCCATTTACTTTCTCCTTGTTAAATAAAAAAAGGGGCGACAAAAGCCGCCCCAAGTGGTTCCATAAGGCATACGGAATTACGCTCCCGGTGAGCCGTAGATACAACGAGGGTCTGAGAAACCAAAAGAATATCTTTCTCTTGCTTTAAATCTCATATTTCCTGTATCAAAGTCAGCTTCCATATTTGTGGATAGCGCTGTTCTTTCAAAATGAATCATTCCGCGTGGCGCGTCAGTCATCACAAAGAAAGCATCTGTATCGGTCAAGAAGTCATTAACGGCATAACCCTCTGGAAGCATTCCCATTGAGCGCATAGCGTTAGTGTCATTGTCTGCTGTACCAACACGAAGGTTAGAAGTCATTATTCTTTCAGCAACAAATTGAAGCTGACGAGGAATAACGAGTTTCATACCGCGTAGTGCCACTTTCAGACCACGCTCATCAACAAACCCAGCGATGTTGATCAAAGAATCTTCCAAAGAAGTTTCGTTAAGATCAGCAGCTGTACTTGGCTCGTTTGCAAACGTGCTACCGTTGGTTAGAGGGTGAGAGGCATCACAAAGTGCAACTCCGTCACCTCCAGCTGATGCTCCAGCTGTAAATGCGTTGTTTAACACTGCTGCGGCTTTCACCTGTTTAGTGTGTGCCATTGATCGAGCGAGTGCACGAGTATAACGAGAAGATAGACGATCATAGAGATTATCCTCAACTGCTTCCTCTGTAATAGAGAACGCAAGTGCGATTGTCTCATGATTGTATCTCGCCGTATATGCTTCGTTAGCATCGTCGAAATTAACAGCGGAACCCTCCGACTTAGTCGGGGCGGCTCCAAACCCAGATAGCATCACTTCCTCCTCGAACGCTCTGTCCGATGATTCAGTAGTGAAAATCTCTGAGTGTTGGTTCTCGTACCTGGAGTACTCCATGCCAAACAAGGCATTGAGACCAGGCTCTAGCTCTTTCGCTAGTTGTGCGCGTGATATAGCCATATCTTAGTCTCCTATACGCCAGTTGTAGAAACAGTGGCCGCAACAATTGAGCCAGTAGGCGCATTGAAGTGGTTGTTTATACGAACGATTAGTGGGATACCAGCAGCAGTGAAGTCAGAATTGTCTGGATCATTTTGGATGCCCATAATTCTTAACGCCAATGTGTTGGTGGTTGCGACTGTATTCAAGTCCGCTGTTGCAGAAGAAATACCAGTAGTTGTAGAACCACTGTTACCCGTAGCAAAAGCAATGTTTGCGAATACAGATGTACGAACTTCCGCTTCAGTGTTCTGTCCCGACACAACATTAGATGTTGCAATCGTGAACAATTGATTTGGATCATCGTACAAAAAGGCTTTGACAGGGAAATCTGAATCCGCACCAGAACCAGGCCAATAGTTTGACCATATTGTTTCACCAGTTGTTGAAGAAACGTACTCACAACCTCCGAAAACTCCTACAATAGAGACGTTACCACCAGCCGCAGCTTGTAGATCGTCAATGACACCCGCAGCTAACGGTATAACCGCCATGCCTTGGTAAATTGGATTAGAGTTATCAGAAGCTATGCGATATTCCGTCATCCCGGTAGAGTTGGTCGATTGACCAATTTTTCCAATCGGTCGGAGACCGAAGGAACCGTTAGAATTTGCCATAATTAGCTCCTATATAGCTAAGTTGAATTTATTCAGTGTCGCGGTCGCGTCCACCAAAGCTCACTCGACTTGATCTCCTATTTTCAATAGGCATTGAAGGGTGTTGTTCCTTCATCAAGTCTTGATCCACAGCTGTCATTTGATCACGGGTCCGATCCCGATAATATGCGGTTCTCTCAGATACTGTTTCTTCAGGTATTCTAGCAAGCATAAGCCCGCCGTTACCAATTACCCCAGCGTGTTTCCCATCCTCAATAGTAGCAAAGTCACCATTAGGATACTCATCAGCTCTTACGGGTTCCCAACCTTCACGCAACTTTGAGTGAACGTTCATGGAATCGTCGTCACCTCTAAGGGATGTCCTAATCCAACGATGTTGATACCCAGGTTTGGGTTCTGGGGCTTCTAGCCTGCTTGGGGGTGCCCAAGGTTTTCTCCGTGTATCATTTTCACGGGTTTGTTGTGACCGTTCTGTTCTGTCTGACATTACCTTTTCCTCAATCTTTGACATACTTAGCGTACTCCTCTAAAGGAACCCCAAGTTTTTTAGCAATCGCAATTTGCGAGGGTGATAACTTGACGGTCCTGCGCCCGGTTTTTGTTGTGCGGGATGCGGAAGTATCAGCCGATGCGACTCTGGCACTTCCCCCGTTTTTTCGACCAGCGTTAAAACGTTGTGGAAACTCGGTTCTCATACGCTTGTCAATCTCACTATAGTACTCATCTGCTTGCGGGTCAAACCCTTCTTCTTCAACAAGCTTACGATGAATACCAAAAGCGGCATAAGTCATGACTTCATCTTGACCAAACCACTCGTTTTTTTCTGCCCAGCCTTCAGCTTTTGGATCAGCTTTTGGAGGTGGAGCTGTTGCTACGGGGGCACTTGCCTGTACTTGTGTACCGCCCTCAACTGGAGCTTTTTGCATTTTTGTCTGATCTTGCCGCTGTTTTGCTAGTCTATATCTTTCTTGCTCGATAGATATTTTAGACAAAGCACTTTGCGCCTCAAACATTTTATCCACATCGCCAGACTCATGGGCATCGCGATAAATATTCTTTGCTGTTGCAAGCTGTGACTCTAGCCGAGTACCGTATTCATTTAAATACCCTTTATCTAAACTTGTCAGCCTTTCTTTTAATTTATCGTTTTCTTGTTTCACAGTTTGAGCAAACCGCACAGCTTCTTCTCTGTCCCGTTCCTCTGTTCTGTATTTATCTGTTAGCGTTTTAATCCTTTTTTGAACCCGTTTGCTGTAATCGTCCAGCTCTTCAGACTCTTTTGGATCCTCTTCTGATACCACCACTTCAGCCGTAGTGGAATCATGATCCGATTCAGAGTTAACCAAAGGTTTAGTGTCATCCACCGTGACTTCAACTTCCTCATTCTCATTTTCAACTTTCTCTTCTGCTTCAGCCATAATTAGTACCTCAAATGTGTTTTATATCATCAGGTTCAAATATTTTAGCAATAACCTCATCGTCATTGATAATTCGAACTTCACCACCTTCTATTCTAAATCTTGAACCAGCATATCTTCCAATACAAACCCACTCTCCTTCTTTACACCAAGGTTCTGGGTTATCTCCAAATTTGTTTGGATCTAAATATGCTAAAGGCCCAACCTTTAAAACATAGGCTACTACAGTCGCCAACGCTTCGCGTTCACGAATATGATCTGGTACTAATAAACCACCGTCAGTTTTCTCTCTGCCTTGATAGGGCATAACAAGAACTCTCCAGCCAGTAGGTTGCGGAAGTCTATCTATTAGGGGTTTTTCAATTAAAGTCGGATCCAAGATCTTTTCTTTAGGATCGACGTATGCGCTATTAACGTCTACAGAGGCTGCGCTCTTTGCTGCTTTCTCCGTTTTAATTTTCTGCGCGACATGGTCAGGAACGTATAAGGTCTTCGACATCGTCTGCGTTATTCTCCAGCAAGGACTTTATTTCATTTCGGGTAAAAGCGAGTCCTTGTGCCTCTCCTACCAAATGGCGGTACTGTTCGTAACTTTGAACACCTCCGTTTATCAACACCGTTGAGATATCATCTTCACGCTGTTGAAGCTTCTTATATAGATGTTTTGCAAAGTCTACAACATCCATTATAAAATATCTTTATAATCTCTATCAACAATCGGTCCACCAGAAGACCAGCTGTTGCAAGTTTTTGATGACGCACATACAAATTTCCATATTTGACAGTAACCTAAATCACCAGAGTCATCACCAATACACTCTAACATTTCTTCGGTTTGGTTGTATGAAGCGCAGTTTCCGCATACATCCAAACCAAAAGTTTCGCCATAATCAGCAGATAAAACAGCTTCTTCTTTATTTTCAGCGTTTATATCTGCGTCTTTTGTGGCAATAGGACAAGAAGGCTCACCATTCTCCCCTCGATTGATCCTATCAACAGGGATAGATCCATCAGGAAGAATACTGATCATTATAGTTGCCATTAAAATGTACCGCTAAACTTTCTACCGCTTGTGGCAATTCCGCAACCTTTACCAGAACTTACATCTCCACCGCGACCATACTTAACCATGCCACCGCCCATGTATGTTTTTGCTTTTTTGCGTTTAATAAATATGGCGTCTTCGCCTTCAGGAGAAGTGCTGTCAATGCCTTCTTGTATCTTCTCATCTTCCATCGTTTGGCGAATATCATCAACAATTTTTTCTAAATCAACTTCACCGCCGTCTTCATATTCGTAATCAACTTTTTTCTTCATAATACTTCTCCTGGTTTTCTAATAAGTATCAAAGTTTTAATTCACAATCAACCTTAACGGTTTTTCCTTAGTTTAGCAAACTGACGTGACCCAAACCAAAAACTTATTATGCTTGTGAACAATAAATTCGTGTCGTCATTCCAAATTTCTTGTGCCGCATCGTTAAATGAAACACCTGTACTCATAGAATAGAATAAGCCACTAATTTTTACAGTCAGAAACAAACCCACAAATAAATATGTTACAACTGGTCGTACCGATCCTGATAAAGCTGCCGCAAATCCAGACTTGGCGTTGGCTGCCGCCATACTCTTATATATGCCTTCCGCTTCAGCAATATCTGCTTTAGACTCAAGTTCGTCTAATTTAAGAGAAGATAGCTGCGCTGCGTACTTCCCCTTTGCTTCAAGCATTTTAAGCTCTTGGGCATCTTTTTGTTTCTGCTGAAATAAATCAAGCACACTTGGGATGATAGAGGTGCCAAACCCTAGCGCTGCTCCTAACAGTGATAACATATTATCCTCCTATTTTAATTTAGTCTTAGAAATAGCTGTAGCACCCATAAAACCAACCACCACA